ATTTTATTTGATTTTTTTCATGGGCATATTTGATGCGTCTTCCTTCATTTATTACTTTTCGCTTCTCTTCCTGTGAAAGTTTTTTACCAGTGTGAATACTTTGTGCACGTAATTCATCGCCATCTAGTCGTCGTAATTTTGTAATGACATCGTATGTTTGTTCTTGATTTAAAAGTTTTTCCCTTTCCTTTTCACGTTTATTTGCTGTCATCTGTCTTCGACGTTCATTGTACTTTTCTTGAGACTCACTCGAACGTTTATTATGTGTGTAATTCCCATTATCATACAACTCTTTCATGAGCCTGTTGGGTTCTTCGAGTTCAGGTAGCCTTTCTATATCTATTTCGTGAATGCCATGAATCTTATTGTACATATTGCGTTGTTCAGTTATTTCACGGATGGCTTCCTCCTTGTTCTCGAATGATTTTTTCCACCAAACATCTTCATCATGTCGAATACACGCGATCCAACGTTTATTTGTTTCACACCAGTACACACCACGAGTACCAGAATTATTATTTTTATTGAGATTCGCTCGATGCGCCACGTTGGCTGCTTTAGATAATACACGAAGATTACATCGTCTATTGTCTAGGGTGTCTCCATTTATATGATCGACAACTTTATTGGGGTCATCATCGATTCCCAATAAGATGAATCTATGCAGTCGAACCTTTCTTCTACCAGTTGGGCAGTGTACCCAGTCAGCGGTGGCATAATTATTTTTCGCACCACTCAGGAACCAACTCGGCATCTTAGTGACGTACTCATCATAATCACGTTTGTCGATGGCGAACGAAATACCCTTAAGTTTTTTAGATTTGAATGGAACGATGATGTAATCTGAACTCATTGTAATCTATATACGCGGGACTTCTTTAAGCTACTACCGCCTCTCACAATATATCATTCATTCTTTTTAGGGGAAAGATATATAGGAGTATTATATTAAAATATTAAAAACAAAACTTTTAGACTAATTAGTTGCTAAAAGCTAATCCGCCCATCCCCGATTGAATCCTGAAAACGTTGTAGTTCACGGCGAACATATTGAGCGACGTGGGAACGTTGGTGAGGTCCTTGGTCTTGATGGCAACCTGCGCGTTGTCGATGCGCGAGAAGTTGCAGGTACCCGTGGGCTGGTGCTCCTCGGGCTTGAGCGCGAAGGAGTAAGAGTAGACACCGGGCATCGGGGAGCCGGTGTGGTGCTGGAAGGCCTGCACCTGGTTGAAGTACTTGCCGGACTGCTCCTTGAAGCGGTCCTGGCCGTTGAGAACCAGCTTGAAGGTATCGATGGGGCCAGCAAGCTCCTCAGTCCAGGCACCACCGCCGGAGGTGCCACCGAGGACGAGGGGAGAACCAGTCTGGGAGGTGGTCATGAGCACGTTGCCACTGGCGACGCCAATGTTGGATGTGAGCACGGGGGAGCCAGCCGTGAAGTTCCAGAGGTTGGACTTCTTCACGGAGCCGGCATCGGCGCACCAGATGAGCTCCTTGACGGGGTGGTTGTAGGACAGACGGATCTGCTTGCTGCCATTGGCGTCGGCGAGCTGATCAACACCGGTGTGCTGGAGCTGCTCGATGAGGTACTCGTGACCCTTCTGGGCGAAGCGGCGGCGCTCCTCGGTGTCGAGGTACACGTAGTTGCCCCAGACCTTGAAGGTGGAGTTGTCGGTGTACGTGGAAAATTCGGAGGAGAGGTCAAAGTCGAGACGGACCTCGTGGTACTGGAGGGCGATGAGGGGGAGGGCCAGACCGGGGTTGCGGTTGAAGAAGAAGATGAGGGGGAGGAACACCTGGGCACCGACGGCGCGGGAACCGGGGGTGGTCATCTTACCCCACGTAGCCTTCTTGGACTCATCGAGGTACAGCTCGGAGTACAGCCTCCACCAGCGCTGGTAGTGCTTGTCGATGCGCTGACCACCGATGGACAGTTCGACGTCCTTGATGGCACGCTCAGCGGTGAAAAGAGAGTCGAGGGCACCGCCGCTGGTCGTGTCGGGGAGACCACCCTTGGCCTTCAGCTCAACGTACATGTCGGCGATGAGATCACCGTTGCGAGCGACAGTCACGGAGACGCGTCCGTTGTCCGAGGGGGTACCGTTGACGGTCTGCTCGATGTTCTCCATCGCGAAGTTAGTGTGGCGGCGGTAGACCGCCTGGAAGAAAGTAACCTTGGGGTTACCGGTCAGGTAAACGTCCTGAGCGCCGTAAGCGACGAGTTGCATGAGACCTCCAGCCATTGTGTATGTTTTGTACTATATACAGAGAAAAAAATTTCACCTGACGGAACACGCGCGAAGGGTTCGATCAATCCAGGGGGCGCGAAAAAAACTGAAGACTTTTTCCTATGTATACTTTAAATGTCTGAGATTGAAAATAAGCCCGAAGAAGAAGAAGTCGAAATGTCTGACGAGGACATGACAGAGTTCGAGGGGGATGGGGACTACATCACTATCGAGGGGCTCCTGGGTTCTACCCTCATGACTGAGGATGGAGATACGATATGCTCCGCCCTGGTGAACATCGGCCGCCAGCTGGAAATGCAAAATAAAATTATGGTGAAAATGTTGACCACCCTCCAGAAGAAGGCTTAGAAAAATGGAACGTATACTATATAAAATGGCCGAACCAACTCACTTCATAAGTGATGACGCAAGTCGCGACGAAGCCAACAGCGCCATGTGGGCGAATCAAATCCAAACATTTAACAATGAACAGTTGATGCAATTTTTGAATCAATTGGAACACACGTGGAAAATAAACGAACGAAATAACAGTTATTTATCTCAACGTATTGGATACGACAATTTTTTCTCGAAGGATGAGCTCGCTGAGGATGGCTACCCTCAGACCATCGACATCGATGTCATTCATGGGAAGTATGTGCGAATGCGAGACCATCTCTGTGAGTTGTATCACCGCGCGGATACACTGAAGATGATGGACATTGAAGATGATAATGACATGAAAATTTCGGTTCGAGTAAACAGGCTCATTGACCAGATCGACGACGCCTGGCAGATCGTGTTTCGCAATGCGCGCATATCTGAACGAGTCAATAACCCCACGTATGTTCCAATCAATCCCGAATCTGACCCTTCTATTTTCAGGGTGTCCACCATTTCATCGCCCGAAGAACTTTCCCCCTTTCAACAAGCCATCATGCAGACACTGAAATACTTGTACACCAACAACATCAAGAGGTACAAGGGGCAGTGCTGCAAAGAAATCAAGACCGCCTCTGGGTGTTCCACGCGAGCTTGGAAACCTGTACAAAGTATTCAGGAGTTTGTGTACAGTGTGGGGAAGAAGGAGGTGGAGTTTGAGTTGTGGAAAAATCTCACTTCCAGGGGTACTGCGCACAGGGATGTCATCACACATTTGACCAACTGTAAGGATATGCAATTTCCTGATATTGTGAAGAATAGACATGTATGGTCATTCACTAACGGTATTTTTGTCGGGAAAAAGTGGTCAGATAAGACTGGGCTCTACGAGTCTGCATTTTACACGTATGAATCTCCCGAGTTTAAGAATCTTGATCAGACTGTGGTGAGTTGCAAGTATTTTGAACAGGAGTTTAAGGACTATTCACATCTCGATGACTGGTACGACATTCCTACACCCTTTTTCCAATCCATCCTGGACTATCAGGGGTTTGAGGATGACGTGGCAAAGTGGGTGTACGTCATGGGTGGTCGGTTGTGTTACGATGTGAACGATATGGATGGTTGGCAGGTGATTCCCTTTCTCAAGGGTGTCGCCCGTTCTGGGAAATCCACCTTGATCACCAAGGTCTTTCGTAAGTTTTACGGAGCTGAGGATGTTCGCACGCTCTCCAACAACGTCGAGAAGAAGTTTGGACTCTCAGCCATCTATGATTCCTACATGTTCATAGCACCCGAGGTGAAGAATGATTTGGCTTTGGAGCAAGCGGAGTTTCAATCTGTGGTGAGTGGTGAAGATGTTTCTATCGCCGTCAAATGTGAAAAGGCTAAATCCATCGAATGGAAAACCCCTGGTATCCTGGGTGGTAATGAAGTCCCACATTGGAAGGATAATTCGGGAAGTATTTTGCGTCGTATCCTCACATTCAACTTTGGTAAACAAGTCAAGGAGTCTGACACGAATCTTGAAAAGAAGCTCGAGCTGGAACTCGACGTGATTCTTCAAAAGTGTATCAGGGCATACCTTGAGTATTCGCAAAAGTACGGCAGTAAGGATGTATGGAACGTGGTTCCCGAGTACTTCAAGACTGTGCAGAGGCAAGTGGCGATGGTGACCAGTACCCTCGAAAACTTTTTGCAGTCGCCGATGGTTGAACTGAACCCGAAAGCCTGTTGTCCCAGGGCAGAGTTTGTATCGAAGTTTAATCAGTATTGCACGGCTAATAATCTCGGAAAGCCCAAGTTCAACTATGACTTTTACGCGGGGCCGTTCAGCCAGCGCGATATCATTGTGCGTCATCATACCATGGCGTACAAGGGTAGGATGATGGCGAATCAGGAGTTTATTTTCGGTATCGAATTGGTCGACTTTGATAACGAAGGTTTCGGTACAGACCATTAAAAATATTATCAATTAATAAATGGCGAAGAAGTCTGGAATGTTCAATGAGTTTTTAAACAGTAACAATAATGTTAACTCCCCATCAATCAATATGAAAATGTTAGTGAATCTAAGTGGTTATCTCACTAATGACGAGCGTATGAAACTAAAGAAGGAAATTAATGCTGGTAAAAACGTGAAAAGTAAATTGAATGCATTAGTCAAAAAGAAACTGAACAGCGCAAACATATCTACTCTCAATATTTCCCCACTCAGGTTGGGGTTTTTCAATGCTATTGTCAATGATAAGTTTGATAAAAAGGAGAGGATCAACTTAATTCACATATTCAACAAATCTCCTCACGCGCGAAAAGCTATTCCTAGAACAACGTTAGAGATTGAAATAAAAAGTATCAAATTATATCACGGTCGTTTTAAAGTCGGTGCGGAACATTCTTTATTTGGAAAGTTTGGTGAGGTGAACACGAAAGTGAAATACTTCATGGCACAAATTTCCGCTCATGTGTATGATGGGAAAGCTCATCAGGGGATTACTTTCAGGATTTATAGGAATGGAAAGATTCATTTCTCGGGTGGTATTTTAAACAATAATATAAAACAACCTGAACAAATTAGAAAATACATCGTGGATACTTTTACGAAACGTGAGGCATTCCTGTACAACCCCATAGTGTACAATAATACCGTTGGACAGTTCAACGTGAATGGTGCCATCAATTTATCAGGGGTGGCCAGTGCTTTCCGTATAACTGGCAAAGTGGATTACGAACCCGAATTACGCGCGGCACTCCGTATGAATTACTTTGGTGTATCGTTTCAGTTGTTCAGTTCGGGTGTCATTCAAATCATGGGTGTTCGTGAAGATAAAGATATGATCACTGGGTATACGTACGGAAATAAGCTGGCTGAGGAGTTACTCGTTATGGGTTTATTGCGTCCATCGGGTAATGTAGTGAAGAGTGTGGTCAAGAAGAAGCAAAAAAAGGTCGTGACGACAAACAAGAACTCGGCGAACGTGACGTACAATTCGAAGAAGAATGCCATCAAGATTGCCAAAAAGGCGTGTATTCGGTACCCCAAGCCAGAACTCGTCGCGGCCGCCAAGAAAATAGGTGTGGTGAACATCAAGGCCGCCACCACGAAGGAAAAGATTTGTGATATGATCAAGGACCGAGTCTTCGGTTCTTTCAAGGTGGACAATAAACCCTGTCTTGGATTCACAAAGGCGCAGTTGACTCCACTCGCGATCGCGAGAGGTGTATCGGTATCCGATGGAGATACCGTGAAGAGCATCTGCGAAAAACTTCAGGCACCCCCCAATAAGCCCAAGGTGATCAAGGCGGCCAAGGCGGCGGCCAAGGTGAATGCAAAAAAGACTGCCGCCATGGAGAAGCGTCGCATCACGAACGATACCATCAAACAAAACCTCACCACCCTTTACGGAAAGAAGTGGATGAATACCTACAGGAACGTGATGCCTTCGCTCAACGAAAATGTCGCTGAGATTAAAAAGCGTATCGATGCATTGAATCTCAAGAAGAATAAACAAGGCCTTCCGTTCAAGAAGGATGTGAACGCCGTCAAAAAGTCTTCGGTGCGAGACTGGAAGCTGATGAGAAAGAAGGTGTTGAATAATAAACTCGATGCATTGAATAACAATTTGGCGGGTGAATTAGAAAATCTTCTTAACGTCGAAATAGTTGAACCGAAAAAGAAAAAGGTAACTAAAAAGAAACTCCCTAAGGGTACTAAAGTAGAGTACCTATAAGATGGATGACATGCGAGAGATGTTTTTGAGACATGTACGATCTAAAAAAGGGTTTTGTGTGAACCAAACGTACTCTGAACACATCAGGGATTCTTTAATGCATGTTATGTTCTATCTCATTGCAGATTATATAAACTGTGAAAGAGAATGTGATGAATTGGGGGTTGGTAAACTCGAAAGACTGCACTCGTACCCCCTGGCTTTTTTAGAAGCGGAGAATCCTCGTGAGTGGTTAGAGCAGAATAGATCTACTGATGATTTGGGGCTCATCATGTTCATATATGATAATGTGCATAGGATGACACAGGGCAAACACCACCGAACACTTTTGTACATCATCAACATCTTAGACTTCGATTTATGAGTTTATGAGGTTCGGAAACTTGTTTGAGATGTTTGGCGTGGTATGAAAAGTCATACCCCAAGAAACCTTCTTTGATCGCCTCCGATATAGCAAAAGCTTCGTGAACCCTGGGGTTCCCCGTGCACACGGACGTTTGCTCGACGCGGAGAAGTCTGTCTTCTAACATGATGAAGCGTTTAAGAGATTCTGGCCCCATGCCATCTTCGCGCATCTTTTCAAACATGTGCTTGGACTCTCCTTGTGATAAATAAAAATAGGAAGTCTTGTACCCCAGGAATCCCACTTCTTCATTATTCCTTTTCCATGAATCCCATGTGATTAATAATACTATTACCACTAAGATGATTGCAATCATTTATTAGTATGCAATAAATTAAATACATCTTTCACCTTATGAATAATGTTGAATAATTCATCCTTCGTTTGGACCCTGGTGGGGTCTATGATTTCAAACTCAACCTGATACATCACGGGGTCTTCAGAATCTTTATCATGGAAATCACCTTCACACATGGTCATATCAATCGAGAGGTTTTTACGAACGAAAGACATACGTTTCTTCAACTTCTTCCTATCCATATCTCGGTTGGTATCTTCTGGGAGGGGAATCTCTTTGGAAATACTAAACCTCACGTCGAAGGGTGTTCCCTTGATCTTTTTGAAGTCTTCATTTTTGACGCGCTCTTTGCGAATAATCTCTTCCGCACCAGAATCCTCGTCTATCGATATACGAGTTCCATCCGATTCCTTGTAAAATACCTCGTGTTGA